TCCCGATCTGCGCCGAAGGATGACGATCGTCGGATACGCCGAACTCTTGAAATGGACTGGCACAGCGCGAGCGATGATCGTGGAGGATCGTGTTCGGCACACTGGCGACCTAGCCCTGTCAGAACATTTCGCGCGCGCAGTCGCAGTTAAAACTGGGGGAGCGATAGTCCTCAGTTCGCAGAAGTCACCCGGCCCAATAGAACTCGCACGATGTTCAGTCTGGGGTATCATGTTGACATCACGACCGACAGCTAAAGCGAAACCCCAGATGGCATTCGGTTAACTTCTGCTGGTTGCCCTTAAAGATTAAATGGTGGGCATTAAATGGTAGGCCATGTGAGAACCTGCCAGCCAGCATTACGACCCTCGTGGACACAGACTAGAAACTCTGAGAGAATCCGATAGATGGCACTCTTCGGAAGTAAGAAGCAAGACGCGACCCCCGCGTTCGCACACGCACCGCTTCAAGCTGCAGCAGGCAGCGCCTCAAGCGGACTCGGACAGTTCTGGAGTTATACCGTCGGGGCAGCTTCAGAGCTGGCCTTGTCCGTACCGACAGTCTCACGCGCGACACAGATGATCATCTCGCTAGTCGGATCTTTACCTCTTCGGCACTATACGACTCAGTGGACTGGGGAGCGCTACGAGAAAATATTCTTGGAGACTGAGAGCTGGATGGACGCTCCAGATCCAACCCTGACGCGTAATTTCGTCATGTCGAATCTCTGCATGGATCTAATGATGCGCGGAAGAGCCTTCCTCTATGTGACATCTAGAAGCTCCGCTACCGGACGGCCTCTGTCCTTCCAATGGATGCCCTGCGAAATGGTGGACACTCTTGATCAGCCCGGCCCACAGTTCTTCGGCAAAAGTAACCAGATCACATTCAACGGGATCAGCGTCCCGACATCCGATGTCATCCAGTTCATCGCACCAGTGCAAGGATTCCTCTGGACAGGTCGCCGAGTCCTAGAGACAGCGATCAAGCTTGACCGATCAGCTGAACGCTTCGCCTCTAACGAGATCGTCGCCGGATACCTCCAGCAGACTGACAGCTCAGAACCTTTAGACGCTGAATCGCTAGGCGAACTCGCTGCAGCATGGAGTAACGCTAGACGCGTTAACGCTGTGGGGGCCTTAAACTCAGCCGTAAAATACGAGCAATTCGACACCGACCCTAGCAAGCTCCAGCTCGTAGAAGCGAGAAACTTCAGCGCGCTTGAACTCTCACGAGCGATCGGAGTCCCCGCGTACCTTCTCGGAATCGGCATCTCTGGCTACAATTATTCGAATGCTACGCAGGCCAAACAGGATCTTTATCTGCTGGGAGCGAAGCTGTATCTGGACTGTCTACAGGAGACATTCAGTGGGCCAGACATTCTGCCTCGAAATAGGTTCGTGGAATTTGACACCGAAGATCTGATAGCAGATGTAGAGATGAATCACACAGATGTCAACATTGAAGATTCTGCCTCTATGCGAACGCGTCAGGAGATGCCCACATGATCCAACTTATAGCCCAACAGATCACGCTTGACGCGTCAGCCGATGGCGAACCAACACGCCAGATCACTGGCCTCGCAGTCCCTTGGAATGTTAAGGCCACGCTCTCTGGTGGCGAGTCCGTCATCTTCCTCGAAGGATCTCTTCCAGAAGATGGCCCTATGCCGAAACTTCTGGAATATCACGACGACACCAGAATTATCGGACGCGTGACCGAGAGACTGTCAACGAGCGAAGGCCTCCTATTCGTAGCAAAACTGAGCGCGACTCGTGCAGCAGATGACGCTCTCGCGCTTCTCGCCGATGGCGCTCTAGATTCGGTCTCGGTTGGTGCAGTGCCTACCAAGTTCAAGCGCCTCGCAGACGGGACTCTAGAGGTCTCTGAGGCGAGATTCGTGGAGCTGTCGCTTGTCGCCCAGCCTGCCTACGAATCAGCTCAGGTCTACTCAGTCGCAGCCTCATCACCAGACGAGGAAGCACCCGACACCGAAGAAATACCAGATAATCCAACCCCACCACAAACACCATCCGAGGAGGATGAAATGTCAGAAGCAATCGAAGCATCAGCAGTCCCAACTGCACCAATCCAGTACGCAGCACCGAAGCGCGAGTTCAAGCTTCCTACCGCTGCCGAGTACATGATCAAATTCGCAGCAGGCGGATCTGAGTTCGCAGAGTTCAACCAGCGCATCGTCGCAGCTGCACCGAATGTCACCACAACGGACACACCCGGCATCCTGCCAGTTCCGATCATCTCGCCGATCTACAACTCGTTCGTAGCGAATTATCGTCCACTGATTACCGCTATGGGAGTCCGCCAAATGCCAAACAGTGGCAAGGTATTCATCCGTCCGAAGGTGACCACACACACGACCATCGGCGCATCCAACGGCGAACTCGTCGCACTTGACCAAGGAACTTTTGTAGTGGACGACATCCAGATCACTAAAGCTCTCTACGGCGGATATGTGAACCTGTCCGAAGAATCAATGGACTTTACTTCGCCAGAAGTTCTCGGAGCATTAATTGACGACATGGCTCGCATCTACGCGAACGCCACCGATGTCGCAGCCTGTGCAACATTCGAAGCAGGAGTCACCCAGACCGAAGCATTGACCTCAGGATCAACACCTGCCGACTGGGTAGCGTTCATCTACAACTCAGCAGAGCAAATCTTGACAAACAGTAACGGCAACTTGCCGAATGTGCTCGTGATGTCACCTGCGTATTACGCATCACTTGGAGCACTCGTAGACGATGCAGGTCGTCCATTGTTCCCGAATGTCGGCCCACAGAACGCAGTCGGCACTGGCGCATCTGCATCAACCTTTAACGGCAACGCTTTCGGCTTGTCGCTCGTAGTCGACCGCAACTTGGTCGCTGCAGGCGGAAAGAACCTTTATGTCGGAGACTCCACTGGCTTCGAGTGCTGGGAGCAACAGCGCGGAGCCGTCAGTGTTGAGCTTGCAGACGGAGCCCTAGGTCGAGTCATTAAGTTCCGAGGCTACTTCTCATCCGTGATGATTGACGACACTAAATTCGTCAAGCGAGCCTGAACCGAATAGACGAGTAGAGAGAAAGAACGATGGCAACATTTACAGTCACGCATCAGATGGTGCTTGACAATGTTGCCGTCGTTCAGACTCTAGAAAACACTGACATCGCTATCGGTCAGACGATCACACTCAGCGGATGCGCTGCACAGCTCAACGGAGCTCACATCGTCTTCGCTGTACCGAACTATCTCTTCCTAGGCACAGACGAAGAAGGTGACTATCTCTTTGATCCTGATGTCATCATCCCGAATCAACTTCTATTTCAAGATGTTGGCGACGATCTCGCACGCGAAGCAGTTGATCCAGTCGGATCTCTAGTCTGGACTCAGACCTGTACTTGGATCACAGTCAGCGATCTCACGGAATTCCTCGGCATCTCTGGCGCTACCGCCAATGACACACTCTTCATGACCTCATCAGTTAACGCTGCGAACGCGTTCGCATTTAAGCGACGAGTGCAGGCTGGATATTCCGACAGTCTTACGACCGTCCCAGATGCAGCCGTGAAGGCTGGAGTCGTGCTCATGGCTGCGAGCCTGTATAGAGAGCGTGGTTCTGTGGACTCCTTCAATTCGTTCGAATCTATGTCCATCTCTGCACCAGTCGCTTCAATGGGCCGAATCAACCAGCTTCTCGGCATCAAGAGATCGCAGGTCGCATGAAATGGCGGGAATCTTCACAGACACGATCAGCGCTGTCTCGGCGACGATCACGAGTCTCGGCCTTGTGCCGGTCACTGATCCTAGGAACGCTCGACCTCTTACTGTATTCATTGAGCTTCCTACTTTCAGTTCGTTCAATAACCAGACAGCGGACATCACAATCGATCTCCGAGTGTTGGCTTCGCCACCCGGCAACCAAGACGCTTCGGACTACATACTCGGAGTCGTTGATACGCTCATGAACTCCTCTCTCGCAGTTATCTCTGGCAGACCTTCAATCGCATCCATCGGATCTGCCGAACTACCTGCCTATGATCTCACAATAAGAATCGGCACTAGCCGCGTATAAAGGACAAAACCATGACAGCTACAGTCACATACCTATCCAATCCGACAGTCAATGTCACCAGTCCCTCAGCAATTTCGCTAACCGAACATTGCTCAGCTGCAACATTGACTCTGACAGCAGAAGCGCTTGAGAACACGGCCTTCGGTCAGACCTCACGCACCTTCACCGCTGGGCTCTACAGCAATGAACTCACGCTCACATTATTCCAAGGCTATGGAGCGACCGAAGTCGAGACATTCCTGAACAGTATGTTCGGCGTAATCTCAACGATCGTCATCAGCCCATCTGGTACTACCGAGTCCGCATCAAACCCTGAGTACACCTTGACCGGATGCTACTTGGAGACCGTGACTCCGATCATGGCTACCGTTGGCGAGCTGTCAGTCGTGGAGGCCACCTTCAAGGGAGGCACATACTCACGCGATGTGACCTGATAGATAAGTAATCCGAACCCGACTAGGAGAACCATGAAACTTACATTGACAGTCAAGCTCACCGATGGCGAGCCCTACCAAGTCATCACGAATCTATTTGTGATCATTCTCTGGGAGCGCAAATTCAAGAGACGATCATCGGATCTAGCCAACGGGATCGGAATGGAAGACCTAGCCTTCATGGCCTACGAGGCCAGCAAGCAGCAAGGTCACCCAGTACCGATCTCATTTGACGAATTCGTAAAGAAGTTAGACGACCTAGAAGTCGTAGATAGTGCCTCGGTACTCCCTACGCAGGAGGCCACCGACGACAACTAGCAGCTCTGCTAGTTGAGACTGGATTCTGGCCTCCGAACATCACATTCGAGATAGATGATCTGGCGACTTGTGTCCAAATCATCAATGAGCAAAGACGAAAGACCTAATGAGCGCATCGGTAGGAATTGACTACTCAGGACTCAAGGACGCTCTCCGAGAGATCCAGAAGGTTGATCCTGCCCTGCGTCGTCAGATCACTAAGGACATCAAGTCCGCTATGCAACCTCTGGTATCGGCGATTAAGGACTCCATACCGTCAGCACCTCCGCTAACTGGACAGAGCCACAATGGTCGCACCGCATGGAAGAACGAATCCAAGAAGGTCGTCGTCAAGGTAGACACGCGCAAGGCTCGCAAGCGCAACTTGCAACAAGGAGCGAAGTTCGAGTCTGTCGGAGCTGTCATGATCACCGCTAAAGGTGCAGCACTGTCAATGACCGACATGGCAGGACGAGGCCCGAATCAGACGCGCAATAAGAACCCTCTGCGCGCTCGACCCAACTTCGCCGATGATCTCACCAGCAAACTCGGCAGACCTTCACGCTTCGTATGGGCTCGCTCAGACGATTACCTAGATGAGATCACCCACAGAGTAGACCTGATCGTGATAGAAGTAATGGACAAGGCCAACAAGAGAATCGTCAAACGCTAATGGCAATCAACCTCCCAATCATCTCGGAATGGAATCCTGCAGGTATTGACAAGGCCATAGTCGACTTCAAAAAACTGGAGACAAAAGGACAGAAGGCCCAGTTCGCAATCAAGAAGGCTGCAGTCCCAGCTGGGCTCGCTATCGCTGCTCTTGGAGCTGTCGCATTCGATGCAGTCAAAGCATTCGCCGAAGATGACGCTGCAGCACAAAAACTAGCGACGACACTCGTAAACACCACAGGAGCGACCGACGGACAAGTTGCAGCAGTTGAAGACTTCATCACTGCAACCTCACTCGCTGCAGCAGTCTCCGACGACGAACTTCGCCCAGCTCTGGACTCACTCGTACGAGGCACAGGAGACATCACTAAAGCGCAAGAACTCCTTGCTCTCGCTCTAGATGTCTCTGCCGGTACAGGTAAGGATCTCGGCGCTGTCTCAGATGCGCTCTCTAAAGCGTTCAATGGTCAGCTAGGCCCATTGAAAAAACTAGACCCAGCACTCGCCGATCTTGTTAAGAGTGGCGCTACAGCGGACGAGGTATTCGCTGCCATGAGCAAGACCTTCAAAGGTCAAGCGAACACTGCAGCAAAAACTACTTCAGGCCAGATGAAGAACTTAGGAATCCAGATGGAAGAATTGAAGGAGTCCGTCGGTCAAGCTGTCGCGCCAATCATCCAAAAGCTCATTCCATATCTGCTGAAGTTCTCAGACTGGGCATCCAAGAACAAGCAGCTCATCATCACGATCGGCGCTGTGATCGGCGGTATTGCTATCGCAGTTATAGCAGTCAATACAGCGATGAAGATATGGACGGCAGTTACTAAAGCATTCACAGCGATTCAGTTCGCATTTAATGCTGTGATGGCGATGAACCCGATCTTCCTCATAGCGATCGCCATCGCTGCCATAATCGCCATCCTGATCCTCTTGCAGAAGAAGTTTGACATCTTCGGAATAGCAGTAAATGCTATCGGTATAGCATTCGGCGCAGTCTGGACAGCAATCAAGAAAGTCTTCAACTGGGCTCTCCAGAACTGGCCTCTCCTCCTCGCAGTGATCACAGGCCCATTCGGACTCGCTGTCCTCGCAGTCGTCACCTTCAAGGACTCAATCATCGAGTTCCTAGGGACACTGATCAGCTGGATAGGTACAGCATTCAAGAAAGTCCTAGACCTTATCCTGTGGCCCTTTAACAAAGCATTCGAAGGCATCCTCTTCTGGAAGGACGCTGTGATGGGAGTGTTCAACGCGCTGAAGGACATCGCCGGCACGATCTTTGACTCAGTAGGAGGAGCGTTCAAAGGAGTCATCAACGCTGTCATCGGAGGCCTTGAAGGAGGACTCAACTTTGCCATTAAAGGACTAAACACTGCACTAGACGGCATTGACTCGGCAGCTGGGCCATTCGTCAACTTCGGCTCAATGCCAGAAGTCAAACTGCCTCGACTAGCTGAGGGAGGCATCACGACAGGCCCCACGATCGCCATGATTGGCGAGAAAGGCCCAGAGGCAATCATCCCCCTAGACAGGCTTGGCAGCATGAGCCAAGGAAACACGATCACGATCAATGTGCAAGGAGCAGACCCGAACGCTGTCGTCCAAGCCCTTCAACGCTATGTTCGCCAGTCAGGCCCAGTCCCACTCAACATTCGAGCCATGTAATGGCAAAACTTACTTGGACGGTAATTAACCATTCGCAAGCCGACCTAGATGTGACGCAATATGTGCAGTCTTTAAGCTTTACGCAGGGACGACCCTCGCCATTATCCTCGTACTCTGGCAACAGCGCCACGATCACAATGTTCTCCTATGGTGGCATTGAAAACTATGTCAATGTACAAGACGAAATTTATGTTGTGTCAACGCCTACAGGTGGCCCCGGTAAATACTTGTTTCAAGGTCGTATCACTTCACGAACATTCGACGACAACCCCGGCACAGGTATCAATAGCACCATGACTGTCAGCATCAGTGACGCAATGATTCAGGCTGGAGTCGCCAATCTCCAAAGTCAAAGTCTCGTAAGTGTCAACAATCAAATAGACGAAATTGACGCAGTTCTTCCACAGATAAACATTGCCGATCTTGGGACAGATGTTGACATCTCCACAGGTACATTCACGACAAACGCCAACCAAAGAATTAACGAGATTATCGCTGGCGACCGAGGCCTACTAATAAACGCAACAGGGACTGCAAAATACATCGCGCCCAGCGACTTTAAGAATTTTGACACTACGACGCTCACTATTGGTCGTACTACTTCGGCGACACAAATCGCCTACCAATACATCAATCGAGTCGAAGCGGCTGCTAACAGCCTCTTCTATACGCAAGCGACAGTCACAGGATCTGCCTCCACCGAGACTAAGACAGCTGTAGATTCTGCTTACTACTACGGCGTACGGACATTTACGGCGACGACAGCACAGAGCAACCTTGTCTCACAGACCGCCGAATGGTATGCGAACGCATTCACCGACCCTGAGACTGTCACGCTTAACCTGTCCTTTACGGATGTCGCCCAGACGACAGCTGCACTCCAGCTAGGTAATCTCATATTTGCAGACACGAAATTCTTAGCTGTCTCTTACACGCCACCCGGAGGCACAGAGATCACAGGCTACTTCTGGCCTGAACAGATCACATTTAACGCGACAACCAGTCAGACCACGATTGACATGGTGATGACACCATTGACCTACTACGGGAATTTCATATTGGACGACTCAGTATTCGGAGTCTTAGACACAGACCGCTTAGGCGTAGGTTAGGATTAAAACATGACCATTAACCCGAATGTCACCTTCGTCGCTGGCGCTGTGTACACAGCAGGTCAGGCTAATCGGCTGCCGTTTGGAGTCTGTGCTTTAGCGTCAAGTACCACAAACTACACTTTGACAACTTCTGTCGTTATCGCTACGGGCATGACCGCAACCTTTACCGCCATTACGGGCAGGTTGTACCGCATCACTTACAACGAACCACAGGCAAACACTACAACCGTTTCAGGTGGCTTCACAGCGACACAAATTAGACAAACTAACGCTGCGGGAACTTTGCTTAGTAGCGCAATTTTGCAAACTAATGTGGCTGTCACCGTTAACGGAAACATGCAGGCTTTCTATGTAGGTTCATTCACCGCTGGTTCTATCACGGTTGTAGGTTGTGCTTCCACTTCATCAACTACAGGCGCTCCAGTCTTAACCCGTAGCGCCACAGCACCAGCCCAAATACTTGTCGAGGACATCGGGCCGTCATGAGTGTCAACCCTTCTAAGGCTTTGATCGCTCTCATTGGCTTGATCTGCATGACGATCTTGATCGCAGTCGGCGCTATCAACTCCGATCAAGGACTTCCAATTATTACGATGATTGTCGGATACAGCGTCGGAAATGGAATGGCTGCATTAACGAATAAACCAGTCGAGCCGATCATTCGCAAGAAGGACACAAAATGACACGCAGACCGTATACAGGGAACAGCGACGGCAATCATCCAGCACCTCGCGCCGGCACAGTCCGATTCGTGGATTATTGTGAATACCTCTTCGGCGTAAAGAGTATCGGCATCTATGCGAATCGTCGGATGCGCTCAGGCCCACAGCTCTCAGTCCACGCAACATGGCGAGCCGTAGACCTTAAAGGTACTAAAACCCAGAGGAAGGCTCTTGTCGAGTTTCTCTTCAAGCATCGGGACGACCTCAACATTGAAGAGATCCACGCCTACGACGGCACAGGATGCCCATTGACAGGTCTTACAAGGTTCGGAGCAGGCTACAGATGCGATCGTGACGCTTGGAAGGCTTGGACTCCGACGAGAAATGGTGGCACACCCGGAGCGGACTGGAATCATATTGAACTGTCGCCACTGATGGCAGATAATCCGAAGCTCGTAGAGGAAGCATTCGCTCGAATCTTCTCGGAATGACTTGACATCTAGTCGCTGGTTCGGTCAACTGACTGAGCCAAGAGAGCGCAGCACCAGCTGAGCCCCGACACTGGAGGCAATCAATGAATCCATTCAAATTCCTACTATTCACCTTCGGCTTCTATCTGAGCCTTGTCCTGATATTTGGTGGAGGTGACGACCCGACACCAGAACCGATCCCGACACATCCGAGGATCACAGTCCAGATCGTCCCTCTGACAGATGAACAGATCGCAGACCGTGACGCTGAAATAGCGCGACAGATGGCAGAAGAGAACGCATCAATCTATGACGAGCCTTCAGAGCCCTCTACAACGCTCCCACAGCTCGCCCAGATAGATCCCGACACCAAGTGTCAGCAATGGCTACCGCTCGCTGTAGAGATGGGCTGGCCCAACGAGACCAAAGTTCTTGAGACTCTCGGATTCGTTATGTGGCGCGAGGCTAGATGTCTACCTGACGCTTGCTCTCCTAGCGATAGTGGGAGACCATGCGCCGATTATGGGATCACCCAAGCGAATTGGTACGCCCATCACGAATGGTGGGCCGAGATGGGATTAACTCCTGAAGATATGTTTGACCCAGCGATCAATCTTCACTGGGCAGGACTGCTCTATAAAGGTCGCGAAGCGAAGGGCCAGTGTGGATGGCAGCCGTGGAGAATCTTGTGCTGAACTGGCAGGAGCAAGCATCCTGTCGTGATCTACCCGTTGACTGGTTCTTCCCAGAGCAAGGCCCAGAAGCTTGGCAACATCTACGCCGAGCTGTCGCTGTATGCGAGACCTGTCCAGTGATTGAGGACTGTCTCAAATATGCGCTGTCCTTCGGCTATCGAGCCCTACCCGGCATCTGGGGAGGCACATCAGAGAACCAGCGTCACGGGATGCTCCACTCTGACTCACCTACCTGATACAGTCGGATTATCCAACAAGGAGGATTATCCATGAACGACCCCGACGGTATGGTTCAGACGATTAGAGAGCAGGATAAGCACATCGCCGATCTTGAGCTCAGATTGAAAATTAAAGAGAAGCGCATTGAGTTCTGGCGCGTCATGAGTTTCGATCTTTACGATCATCTCATTGACCACTACGACTCAAAAGATCCAGAGCTTGCAGATTCCAGCCTGAGTCTCGTAATCAACAAGTACGAGGAGGCCACACGCTATGGACTTGAGTAACTATGTAGATGTCCCGACACGGTTCGCAGCACTACTGGCGAAATGGCCTGAGTTACGCATCAGGGAGGAGCGCCCAGAGATCGTCACTATTGGTGACAAGACCTTCATCTCAGTCACGATGCAAGCATGGCGGACACCAGACGATCCGATCTTCTGTCAAGCGACCTGCTTCGAGCCCTATCCTGGCAAGACGAGCTTCACTAGAGATTCAGAGCAGATGAACGCATCCACCAGCTGTCTCGGACGCTTGGCAGGTCTCATGATGGCATTCCCGAAGATGGCCTCACTAGAGGAGGTGCAAAACCGTCAGACCGACGATCGTCCTCGTAAAGCTTGGGAGGCTACCGACGGACAGAAGCGCCTCCTAAAAGCTCTCGGTCATGCTGGCGAATGCCCTAAAGAGAAGGACGCATTCGAGGCACTGGTGACAAGACTGAAAGCGTCCAAGACGGTAGATGGCGACCAGTTCTGATGATCAGAATGCAGATCACCGAAAGACTGATAGCGGACGCTGAACTGCTTGTTGACGATGCCCACCAATCTTTGAAGGACTCTGGTCAATACAGCGACGAGAACCTGATGATCGGCGCGATGGGAGAAGCTGCACTCATTGACTACTGCTGGGACAACAGTCTCCTCATCTTTAAGAATGACGGACGCTCATCGGATCTCAGACTGTACTCAGGCCAGACGGTAGAGGTAAAGACTCAGAAGATTAGGACAGAACCGAAGGAGTACTATCGCGTCCTCATGCAGTCTCGATCACAGAACACCGAGAAGTCCGACTTCATGTTCTTCACCCATCTGCAATACATTGCCGGACGACCCGAAGTCATCTGGTTGATTGGAGGATGCTCGTGGGACAAGTTCTTCAGACTGTCGCAGAGGCATCCACAAGGCTCGCCCATGATGCACCATTATCCAGACGGCAACGAAATAGCGAACGGACGCTACTTCCCATTCGACACGAACCTTCTGCCGATCTCCCAGCTCGCTCCACCGAGCGCCACCATTAAACACTTCAAGTCCCTACAACAGAAAGAGATGACATTATGAGCCCCGACATCAGCGAATGGATGCAACCCATACATCCGATCAGAATTCAATTCAGAGATTCTGGCGACCATACGAACCGTTGGTACATCTACATCTTCGCCATCCGTACACTCGGCGAGCAGATGGAGTATCTGACCATAGACGGCATCTTCATCCATGCAGGCTCTAAATCTGTCATGTTCGCTGAGGTTCTCATAGAGTCCCAATGGCAGCGCCTAGGACAATGAGTATCTATCGAGCGCCCAGACCAGAGTCAAACTGGACTCAGATTCGTAACGAGATCATTGATGACCAGAGGCTCACCTTCAAGGCCACAGGAGTCCTCA